GGCTGGAAGATGTTTACCCGGCTGCTTGATTTCTGGCAGATTAAAAATGACCACAGATAAGGAGCGGGCCATGCAGATTGCAATTGATTTTAATGCTACCTACCCACCACACCAGAGGCATTCGGCCACCAGCCGGGCATCTGCAGCAGCCGCAGCGCCAAAGTTTTCTACTCGGACGCATGGGTTGCTGGCTGTGATTGGGCAGTATCCGGCAGGGCTAACAGATGAGGAAGGCCAGGCGCTGATGTCAATAGATGGCAATTCATACAGGCCCATGCGGGTCACCCTGATGCGGCACGGCTACATTGAGGACGCTGGCATGGTACGGAAAACGAAGTCGAACCGCCTGGCTGTTGCCTGGCAAATTACCCAAGCAGGAATCCATAAACTAAAGGAGATTGGATAATGATGATGTCTGGAGTTGTGCGAGTAGGAAATGATGCCCAGGCACGGCACACCCCACAGGGAGATGTCGTGGTGGAGTTAAGCCTGGCATTCAATTACGGCAAGCGGGAGCAGGATGGCAAGCGCCCGACACAATGGATCAAGGCGGCATTTTGGGGCAGCCGGGCAGAAAAGTTGCTGCCCTACATGACCAAGGGATCACAGGTGCATGTTGTTTTAAGTGAGCCGCACATTGAGACCTATGACAAAAAGGATGGCAGCGGCCAGGCTACATCGTTGCGGGCCAAGGTCATGGATGTTGAGTTGATTGGTGGCCGGTCTGAGCAGACACCCCATGAGAAGGCTAAAGCGGACGGATACCAGCCGCAGAAGTCGATCAATAACCTTGATGATGACATTCCGTTCTGATGGCTGCGCGAATTAAGTGCTGGGCATTAAAGAACAGATATGGCAATCTAGTCTGGAAGCCCCAGGTTGAGCCGGGTGAACCGGCCAGAACCTGGTTATTCCGAACCAGGAAGGCGGCCTTGGAAGGTTTGGCCCAGGCCAATACGGCCAGCGGGAATTATTACAAGGACACCTTTCCGGTGCGGATTGTTTTAACGATAAAGGAGGTTTGAAAATGACCTATTTTGTTGAACATATTGTGGCGCAACAGATCTGGATTTTTTTGCTAATAATGTTGACAATGCTTGCTTTAGTGATTTTTAGGGACATCCGAAATGAAAAGAGAAAAACCCGCAGCGCTCCGCGAGGCTATTGAGATGGCGGGCAGCCAGACCAAATTGGCAATGATGCTGGGCATTCACAAATCCAACATCAGCCAATGGGTCAGGCGCAATCATGTGCCGTATGTGCATGCCATTGAAATGCAGCGCCATTTTGGTATTGTTGCCATGAGATTTAATGAGCAGTTAGAATCTTGATCAACGCGCTGTGGAAAGCGCAATGCGGGTCAGATATTCAGTCTCCATTGGGCTGGTCTATCTGACCGAACTAAACCCTTAACTGGGCTGACCTGCCGGAATTTCCACCGGATAGGCCAGCACCTATGGAGATTGTATGCATTACTATCAATTCAACATCGGTGACTATACAAGTCACACGAAGCATCTGTCCCTAATTGAGGATGCTATCTATCGCAGGCTGTTGGATCTTTACTATTTACACGAACAACCGTTGGACGAATGTCCAACAGTCGTTGCGCGTTTGATCAACGCCAGGGGCCACGAAAAGAAAGTGGCCTCCATCTTGCAAGAGTTTTTTTCTCCTGCGGGGGGTGGGGGGTGGGTAAGTGAGAGAGGCCAACAGGAGATTGAGCGCTACCACCACAAGATTGAGGCAGCGTCTAGGGCTGGGAAGGTTTCTGCTCAACGGCGGTCTAACGAGCGTTCAACGGTCGTTCAACCAACCAATAACCATAAACCAATAACCAATAAACAAGTAAAACCTATAGGCGCTAACGCGCCTGGTGAAGTTGATGCAAAGGTCTGGGAGGATTTTTTAGCGATCAGGAAAGCCAAGAGGTCACCATTGACCAGCACGGCCTTGGAGGCTATCAAGCGCGAGGCCAATAAAGCGGGCTGGACATTGAACCAGGCAATCACCGAATGCGTGGCTAGGGGCTGGCAAGGATTTAAAGCGGAGTGGGTAAACAAGGCCAATGGCAAGGCCGAAAAGTTTGATCCATTTGCATTTGTCAACAAAGGGAGGGAACAAAATGTCGTTATTGACATCACCCCAGGCCAGTAATTGGCTGGCTGTTCACCCGAAATTAGGCATCAGTTTGATGGATCATCTGTTCAACCGATTGGAAGGGCTGTATCCAAGCAGGTGGCGGGCCGCATTTAGCAGCGAGGGACAGATCCAGAATTGGCGCGAAGTGTGGGCAGAGGCATTCATTGAGGACGGAATAACCCCTACGGCCATCCAAACGGGCCTTGCTGCCGTTCGTAGGAAGTACCCCTGGCCTCCATCTCTCCCAGAATTTTTAGCGGCGTGTAGGCCCGAAATAGAGCCAGAGAGGGCATATCACGAAGCCATAGTTGGAATCAGGAGCAGGGAATGCGGAGAAAAAGGAAAGTGGTCGCACCCGGCGATATTCTGGGCGATGACCTATTTGCAATGGGAGTTAAAGAGCAGCAGTTACCCGCAGATCAAAAGCCGGTGGGAGATTGCGCTGGATCGGGAGATCAAAAAGAATCAATGGCCGGAGATACCGGAGCCGATGACAGCGCTGCCAGCGCCGCCAGAGAAACCAGCAGACCCGGCGGCAGCGGAGCGGGCCAGGCAGATGATCAGAGAATTTGTCCAGGCTGCGAAAGCCGGGCGGGTAGGAAGTGGGGGCAATACCGATTGAGTTGCCTAGAGTGCTGCGTGACGCTGGTGGAATCTACCAGGCCAAACAAGAAAGCAGCCAATGGCATGTTGTGGTGCATCGAAAAGCACAGGTCTTTTACCAGGGAGCAGGTGTTGGACGAGATAAAACGGAGGCAAAAATGATCGACATTGCAATATGGGTGGTGGGAATTGCGTTGGTCTGGGTGGGCATTGGAATGTGGAGGGGAGAGTGAAACAGATATTTGTGATGAATCACCGGCAAGCCAGAGACCGGGCGATTGAGGCGGTGCGCCTGGCAGGCGATGGGTATGTGGTTACGGTTCAAGAACCAAAGCGCAGCCTGGCCCAGAATGCCTTGATGTGGGCGCTGCTGACAGACCTGGCGGAGCAGGTAAACTGGCACGGCAGCAAGTTGACAGCGGAAAATTGGAAGGATGTTTGTACGGCAGCGCTCAAGCGCCAGGATGTTGTGCCTGGTATTGAGGGTGGATTTGTGGTGCTGGGGACATCAACCAGCAAAATGACAAAGTTGGAGATGAACGAATTGATTGAATTCATCTATCATTTTGGATCAACCAAGGGAGTGCAATTTAGTGAGCAGTACCCAGAAGAAGTTAGCGAAAATCACGCATAAGATTGCGTCAGATTTTGGAGTTAGGTATTGCAGCAATTGCAAAATTGACAGAAATAACAAGGATGGCATGGACATAGTGTTCCCAGGCGGGCTGAGATACAGGTGGATATGCAAGGAATGCAAGGAAAAGCGTGGCAACAAGACCTGAGATCCGTCATATGGGGCGAGTGGCCGATTTGCCGTGCGTTTTATGCGGACAACATGGGGTACAGGTTCACCATATCCGGGAAGGGCAGGGGATGGCGCAGCGGGCCAGTAATTGGCTGGTCGTGCCGCTCTGTCCTAGTTGTCACACCGGGCCGCTGGGTGTGCATGGCGATAAGACCATGATGCGGATCAATAAAATGACCGAATTGGATATGCTGGCTAAGACTATTGAGGCGCTGTGCAAATAATTTACCCGTGGCCCAGGGCAATACTAAGTCCTAACGCCAGGGCGCATTGGGCAGCGGTGGCAAGGCAAAAGAAACTTTATCGGTACGAATGGCACATGTTGACATTGCAGGCAAAGGTTCCGAAAATTGAGCATCAAGACAAGGTGCTGCTGGATATTTTGTTTGTGCCGCCTGATCGCCGGGCGCGAGACCTGGACAACATGATGGCATCGATCAAGTCTGGGCTGGACGGATTGGCAGACGCATTGGACGCTAATGACCGGCGGTTTAGATATGGGTTAGTTGACATTGCTGACAGCATTGGGGGGATGGTCAAGGTAACGATTTACTAGCGCGGGTTGGAGAAGTGGTTATCTCGCCGGTCTCATAAACCGGAGATCGGTGGTTCAAGTCCATCACCCGCTACCAGTTTGGTGGCCCGGCTTCAGCCAGACACGGATTTTACCGTGTGCCGGGTCATCTCCAAATATAATGGGGGAACTATGAAACCAGGTTTGTATGAAAGGCTGAGAGGATAAGATGCCAAGCAAATCAGCAGCCCAGGCCAGGCTAATGGCCGCTGCCGCCCATGATCCGAAGTTTGCCAAGAAGGTTGGCGTGCCGCAGTCAGTAGCCAAGGATTACAACAAGGCCGATACTGGCAGCAAGATATTAAGCCGGGCTATGAGAGAGCGCAGCCCAGGCGCAAAAAAATTGAGAGGGAAGTAATGGGAGCAGGCAGACCGCCAGAATGGCCGCAATGTGTTGACAAGGCTAGGGAATACATTGCCGGGGACTATAAGGTGTCCGGGGATGTCATCCCATCGGTGGCCGGATTGGCTATTTACCTGGGCAAAAGCCGGGAAACAATGTATGCCTGGGCCAAAGAACACGAGGAATTTTCTGACATTATTAGGAAATTACTATCGATTCAGGAAAATCGATTGATAAATGGTGGTCTTGCCGGGGATTTGAATAGCACGATTACCAAGTTGCTGTTGAGCAAGCACGGTTATAGCGACAAGCAAGAGACAGAAATAACGGGTAAAGATGGCGGGCCTCTGCAGGTAGAGGAAGTAAAGCGGACAATTGTCGATCCTAAACATTGATACGCCTAGATGGGCGCTGCCGTTACTTAGTCCCAGCCGGTACAAGGGGGCATGGGGTGGCCGGGGTTCGGGCAAGTCCCATTTCTTTGCTGAAATGATGATTGAGGAACATATCCGGAATCAGGCCCAATCCTCGGTCTGCGTCCGGGAGATCCAGCGTACCCTTAATCAATCGGTCAAGCGGTTGCTAGAAAACAAGATCCAAGACCTGAATGCTGGCGCTTACTTTGATGTCCAGGATTCAATGATCAAGTCTAAGCGCGGGCCTGGCCTGATTATCTTTCAGGGTATGCAGAACCACACGGCAGATTCCATAAAGTCGCTGGAAGGGTTTGACCGGGCCTGGGTGGAAGAGGCGCAATCTATGAGCCAGGTATCGATTGACCTGCTGCGGCCCACCATCCGTAAGCCAGGCAGCGAGTTGTGGTTCTCATGGAACCCACGCGAGGCCACAGATCCTGTTGACATGCTGCTGCGCGGTGACAATCCACCGCCAGATGCATCCGTGGTCAAAGTGAATTACTCGGACAATCCCTGGTTTCCTGATGTGCTGCGGGAAGAAATGGAGTATGACCGGGGGCGCGATCCAGATAAATTTAACCATGTCTGGATGGGCGGCTACCTGACCAACAGCGAGGCCAAAGTTTTCCACAATTGGCGGATTGAAGAGTTTGAGACCGATGTCAATGCCGTGCTGCGCTTTGGCGCTGATTGGGGGTTTGCCACAGATCCGACAGTTCTGGTGCGTTGCTACATAACGGGCCGTAAACTGTATGTGGACTATGAGGCGTACATGGTTGGCTGCGAGATTGTCAACACGCCAGACCTGTTTATGACCGTGCCGGAGGCCGAAAAGTGGCCGATCACGGCTGATTCAGCCAGGCCAGAGACCATCAGCCACATGAGAAAGAACGGGTTCCCCAGGATCAATGCAGCCATTAAAGGGCCAAAGTCAGTCGAAGATGGTATCGAATGGCTAAAATCTTTTGAAATAGTTGTGCATCCGCGCTGTAAGCATACAATTGACGAACTATCGCTTTATTCCTATAAGGTGGATAAAATGACAGGGGAAGTGCTGCCGCAATTAGAGGACAAAGAAAATCATGTCATCGATGCGCTGCGCTATGCATTAGAGAACGCACGCAGGGCGAACAGACGGGTTGAGGCCCGGCCACGCCAGGCTGTTAGTGAGTATGAGATTTTTTCTTAGGAGCAGAACATGGGATTTCTAAAGCCCAAGATGCCAGCACCGCCGCCGCCACCAGAGCCGCCGCCACCGCCACCTACAGTTGATACTGCACGCCAGGCGCAGCAAGAGCGCGACAAAATGTTGAGAAGGCGCAAAGGTCGCGCAGCGACAATTCTTTCTGATGAACCCACAGGCGAATTAGTTGAGCGTGGGGACACAAATAAACTAATGGGAGGTTGATATGGGTGGAGTATCAAAAGCAGTTACGAACATTCCTAAAACGGTTGCCCAGGTAATTACGGGAAAATCATCTGGTGGCGGTACTGTTCAACCTGAACCAGGAAAATTAGCATCATTAGCACCAACAGCACCTGCAGCACCTGCAGCCCAGGCAGCAGCAGCAACAGCAGCGCAGGCCGCTGGTCTTGGCGCTACTGGCGCAATGGCAGGTACACGCCGCCGTGGCCGTGCAGCCAACATCCTAATGGGTGAGGCAGCAGGTAATACTAATGTTGGTCAGAAGCGTTTACTTGGAGAATAAGATGCCAGACGAGGATATGCTTGAAGAGATTGAAGAGGCTGGCCGCGATACCGACAGCCTGGTTGGGCATTTAACGGCTGGCGAGATTGTTATTCCTCGACAGATTGCTGACAATGCGGACGCACAAAAGGTGATCAAGGCATTGTTTGAATCCTATGATGTTGACATGGAGGAATTCACCGTTGGTCACGAAAAAAACAAAATTAACCCCGAAACCGGTTACCCAGAATTTTTCCTCAAAAAAGCCTTTAACGCAGTCACAGGGGTGGTCAAGTCTGTGGTGGGAACGGTTGCTGGCGCTCTTGGCCTCAAGCCGCCTGAGCCTCCACCTCCGCCACCACAAAAATCAGCAGCAGAACTTCAAAAAGAAGCCGACATTGCCAAAGGGCCGCAAATAGACACAGCCCGCGCTGCAGCAGAATCCTTGGATATGGTGCGCCGCCGCCGTGCAAAGGCATCTAATATCCTGGCCGGTGAGTTGAGCAGCGATGTTGATGTTGGTGTTCGACAGTTACTAGGACGATAAATCATGGCCGATTCACGCGCTGACGAGATAATCCGGGAACATGAGCAGATGGTATCTGCCCGTGGAGTATGGGAAGAACATTGGCGCGAAATAGCGGAGCGAGTGCTGCCCAGGCAGAATTACTTTGCCGCAACAGATAAGACCGAAGGCGAGAAGCGCACCGAAAAGGTATTTGATGCCACGGCTGGCCTGGCGCTGGAGCGCTTTGCTGCCGCAATGGAATCCATGCTGACACCCAGGACGCAGCGTTGGCACAAGTTGAAAGTCACTACGCCAGGTCTGTCTGATGATCCTGAGATCCAGGCATATCTGGACGAAGTGACAGAGATATTGTTTCAGGTTCGGTACAGCCCAAAGTCTAACTTTGCCAGCCAGGCCCATGAAAACTACATGTCGCTGGGCGCGTTTGGCAGCGGAGCGCTACTGATCGATGACATTGTTGGCGTTGGCATTCGGTACAAATCAATCCATCTGTCTGAGATTTACTTTGCTGAGAACCATGCCGGGGTGATTGATAAGGTCAACCGGAAGTTTGAGTTTACTGCCAGACAGGCAGCGCAGCGCTGGGGCTATGACAAAGTGCCTGAGAAGGTACGGACAGCCCTAGAAAAGAATCCAGAACAGAAGTTTGAGTTTATTCATTGCGTGAAGCCCAATATGGATCGCATGGCTGGCCGCAAAGACTATATGGGCATGCCGTTTTCGTCCTACTATGTCAGCACCGACACCCGCGAGATCCTGTCTGCTAGTGGCTATCAATCGTTTCCATATGCCGTAAGCCGGTATGTCACCGCGCCCAAAGAGGTTTATGGCCGCAGCCCAGCAATGACCGTGCTGCCGGACATCAAGATGATCAACGAGATGAGCAAGACCGTTATGCGGGCAGCGCACAAAATTGTCGATCCACCCTTGCTGTTGCAGGAAGATGGCGTGCTGCAGGCGTTTAACACTCGGCCAGGCGCATTGAACTACGGTGGAGTAAACGAGCGCGGTGAGCAGATGGTGCGCCCGCTTGAGACCGGAGCGCGTGTTGACATTGGCATGGACATGATGGAGCAGCGCCGCAAAGTTATCAATGACGCATTTCTGATTACCCTGTTCCAGATTTTGGTAGAAGCGCCCAACATGACAGCCACCGAAGCCATGCTCCGCGCCCAGGAAAAGGGGGCATTGCTGGCTCCGACAATGGGCCGCCAGCAGTCTGAGATGCTTGGCCCAATGATTGAGCGGGAACTGGACATTCTGGCACGGGCTGGCATTTTGCCTGCTATGCCGGAAGCGCTGGCTGAGATGGGTGGCGAGATTGAAATTGAGTATGTGTCACCATTGAACCGGGCGCAGCGGGCTGAAGAGGGTGTGGCGATTTTGCGTACCCTGGAGGCTGTTGCGCCGTTGGCCCAGATCGATCCGTCTGTAATGATGATTTTTAAGCCAGAAGAGATTGCCCGTGAGTTAAGCGAGATCAATGGCGTACCGGCTAAGATCCTGCGTACTAAGGAAGAAATTAGTGCTATGAAGGAAGCCCAGGCCGAAGAATCCCAGGCGCAGCAATTGCTGGCCGCAGCGCCGGTTCTGTCGCAATCGGCTAAGACTTTGGCTGAAACTCAGGCAATGTCCGGTCAAGTACCTGCTCCGTTGCCCTTATGATCGAAAAATTACTGGCACGGATACGCAAAAGAAAGTACGCCTACCGCCGGATGTTTTTGGCTGAAAGTGGGCAGTTAAGCCCGGACGGTGAGATTGTCCTGGCTGACCTTAAAAAATTCTGCAGGGCCACCGCATCCACGGTGGTCGTGTCACCCGTTTCGCGTTCAGTTGATCCAATTGCCACGGCTATGGCCGAAGGCAGGCGGGAAGTCTGGCTGCGAATAATGGCCCACCTCCACCTGGAGGATCGGGCAGTCATTAACCTAGAGGAAAAAGAGGAATAATATGGATCAAGGTACAGGGTCAGCACCCGCTGGCAACCCTGCAGGCACAGCGCCCGCAGGCGAAGGCGCTCAAGCCAATGGTCAACAGCAATCTTGGTACGGGGGCTACGCAGAGGACATAAGAGGGTTTGTAGAAAACAAGGGCTGGAAAGATCCGGGTGACGCAATTACCGGGTATATCAATCTGGAAAAATTCCTGGGGGCTGATAAGGCTGGCCGGGGTCTGGTGCTGCCAAAGGATGACGCAGCCGCTGATGAGTGGGGCCAGGTCTATGACCGGCTAGGCAGGCCAAAAAGCCCAGACGAATACAAATTGCCCGTGCCTGATGGCGATACTGGCGAGTTTGCCAAGATGGCTGCAGGCGAATTCCACAAGTTGGGCCTTAATGCCAAGCAGGCCCAGGGTCTGGCTGAGTGGTGGAATGCCCAGCAGCAGATGATGGCAAGCAGCCAGCAAGAGGAAATTGCTGTCAACGCAGAGGCAGAATTGATGACATTGCGCCAGGAATGGGGCAAGGATTATGACCTGAACATCGAGGCTGGCCGCCGCGCTGCCCGGCAGTTTGGGGTAGAGCAGGACATGCTGGAAAAGATGGAAGGCGCACTAGGCACTAAGCAGATGCTGCAATTCTTTGCCAAGATTGGCCGTGGCATGGGCGAGGATTCGTTTGTCGATGGCGCTGGTGCTGGCCGGTTTGGCATGTCACCAGAGGCTGCCCGTGTCCGCATTGGTCAGTTGAAAAACGATCCGGGCTGGACTGCTAAGTACCTGGGCGGCGATGCTGATGCCAGGGCTGAAATGGAGCGCCTAATGCGTGCTGGGTATCCAGGATGATGGATATTGCACAAATTAGGCTAGAGTGTTTAAAATTAGCGCATCGGTCTGATCTACCGCCCAATGAGGTGGTAGGTCGGGCGGTACTGTACGAGCAATATGTCGTGCAGCGGGAGCAAGTAATACCAGAGAACCGCACTCCCAAGCGGCCTGGTGGGCAGGCGGGAAAGACCGCCGAGCGTTAAACCGGCTTTAATGGTTAGAACGGCCCCAGAATTTTGGACAAGCCTTTTGCAAATGGTTGTTTTTTCTTTTAACTTTTTGTGGAGGACTTGAATCATGTCATTCAATGTCACTACGCACTTTGTCCAACAATATACGACAAATGTGCAATTGTTGTTGCAGCAAAAGGGTTCCAAGTTGCGCGGCACGGTAAGCACCGGATCTTATTCTGGTAAGGCTGCCAAGGCTGTCGAGCAGGTTGGAGCAGTCAACGCGCAAAAGCGCACGCAGCGTCACGGTGATACACCGCTGATTTCTACTCCCTCGGATGCCCGCTGGATTTATCCCGTGGACTATGAGTGGGCTGATCTCATCGATGACCAGGATAAACTGCGTATGCTGATCGATCCCCAATCGTCCTATGCTCAGAACGGCGCTTATGCGCTTGGCCGTGCAATGGATGACGAGATCATCAGCGCTTTCTTTGGCACAGCCAAGACCGGCGAGAATGGTTCAACCAACACATCATTTGCTACAGGTACTCAGCAAATTGCCGTGGCTACTGGTTCAACCGGCGCAACCGGCTTGAACATTGCCAAATTGCGCGAAGCCAAAAAGATCCTTATGGAAAACGAAGTGGATATTGACAATGAGCAGTTGTTCTGCGTCATTACCGCCGAGCAGCATGATGATCTGTTAAACGAAGCACAGGCTATCTCCCTTGATTACAACACCCGTCCGGTGCTTGTAGATGGGCGCATCACAGCGTTCATGGGATTTAACTTTGTGCATTGTGAGCGCCTTGGTGTAGACGCATCTTCATATCGCCGTGTTCCGGTGTATGCGAAGAGCGGCGTGCATCTTGGTATGTGGAACGACATCAACACTCAGATCTCTGAGCGTGCAGACAAGGGTTACTCGACACAGGTTTACTGTAAGGGTACTTTTGGCGCTACTCGCACCGAAGAGAAAAAAGTTGTTGAAATTCTTTGCCAAGAGTAAGGGAGATAAATCATGGCTAACACTTATGCTAACGAAGTATCTACCCTCTATGACACCCCCGCTGGCTTTGCTAATGGTGGTGTAGTTGGTGGCCGTATCCGCCGTTTTCGTGCATCTTTTACCCTGGCTTCTCAGGCATCTGGTGACACGATTACCCTGGCTAAGATTCCGGCTGGCTATGCATTTGCGTATGGAGTTATCAACGCATCTGCTACGCTAGGCGCATCTGCCACGGTGGCAATTGGTACTGCTGCAAGTTCTGGCAAATATCGTGCTGCTGCGGTCTTTACGGCTGCTGCTCCCACGCTGTTTGGTGTCTCGACTGCTGCTGATGATGATGCATTAACTGCCGAAGAAACCGTAATTCTTACGGTTGGCACGGCTGCTTTGCCCTCATCTGGAACGGCTGTTGTTGACCTTTACTTCAGCGCACCTTAATCGGTAAGACGGGGGGCGAAAGCCCCCTGTCGTTATTAGGAGAACATTATGGCATCACGCTATTACGCATTAGACATCGGTAACAACATGACCGAAGTTGCGGAAGGATCGTCTAGTCAATCTAAGACTGTTGAGATTGCTATTGATCTGGCCGATAACGCCAATCGCAATCAGGTTCTGGAGTGCATCGAGAACATTAAGAATTACATCCTGCAAGACGCTTGGCCTCCGGCATAAGGGGTAAGCAATGGCATCGCAGGTTGAGATTGCCAACAGGGCGCTGACCAAGTTGGGCGCTGCCCGCATCATCTCTTTTGATGATGACAATAAGCAGGCCCGCGCAGTTAAGTCTATGTTTGAGATTGTGCGTGACGCAGAGTTGCGGGCGCACTTATGGTCATTTTCTGTCAAGCGCGTAAGCCTGGCTGCCTTGTCAACCACACCGACATGGGGGTTTGATTATGAGTACCAATTACCTAGCGATTATCTCCGCCTGGTTCAGGTCAATGATGTCTACCCTGGCCCAAGTCTGGACGATTACCGTAATGCCAGCGTTGCAGAATATGTGGTCGAAAGTCGCAAGATTCTTACGAATCTCACCGCGCCGCTAAATATCCGTTATATGGCCCGCATTGAGGACACTACTCAATGGGACGCAACATTTGTAGAAGCGATTGCCTCGCGCCTGGCGTTTGAAATGTGCGAGGATTTGACGCAATCTAATACTAAAAAAGATTCTGCCAGGCAGGATTACCGCGAGGCATTGATTGCTGCGATCCGATCTGATGGCATCGAGCAGCCGCCACAGGATCTGCCTGATGATGGTTGGGTATTGTCAAGATTATGACCGCCGTATATGTCGAGCGCGAATCAGATCAGACCGTTGCCAGGTTCGTTGCCGTAACCGCAAAGGACACGAATGACGCACAGCGCGTGGTTGGGTCTGATTACGGCATGCCAATTTTGGACATCAACCATTTGCGGATGCATGAAGGCCGGGCTTTTAATGCATACAAGTATTACTCGCCAAACGCTGGATTGGCCGCTGGTGCAAGTCTCGATATGGTGTTCACAACAAATGTCGGAACAAGCCCTCATGTCACTATCCAGACATCTTGTAGCCAGGACTGCGAGATCGCCTGGTTTGAGGGTGCGTCCGCATCTGGCGGGACAATCTTTACACCCATCAATCGCAACAGAGAATCAACCAGGATCAGCCAGGCAGGCGTTTTAGTTAATCCTACCGTGACCGCGACAGGCACGGAGTTTCACCGGGAATATATTTCTGCCGGTGATTCTAAAAAGGCTGCCGGATCTGGGGCATTTTCTTTTGAATACATATTTCAAGATAATGTGTCGTATCTGATCCGCATGACCAATGTTGGAACTGGATCGGCTACCGCATATCTTTCATTGGATTGGTACGAATAATGCCTAAAGCCAGCCCGATACAGTATTCATTTAACACCGGGGAGTTGTCACCTACCCTGGAAGGCCGCACGGATCTTAACAAGTATTCAAGTGGCTGCCGCACGCTAGAGAACTTTATACCGATGGTGCAAGGCCCGGCACGCCGCCGGTCTGGTACTTATTTTGTTGAGGAAATCAAAAATTCTGCCAATAGATCCTGGCTGCTGCGCTTTGAGTTTTCCGAAAGCCAGGCGTACATCTTAGAGTTTGGTGACCAATACATCCGGTTTTACACCAATTATGGGCAAGTGCAGACCGGATCGATTACGGCCTGGCTGACCAGCACGGCCTATGCGGTTGGTGACCTAAGATCCAATGGCGGTACAAATTACTATTGCAAGGTGGCCCACACTTCTGGGACATTCTCTACAGACCTGGCTGCTGGCAAGTGGCACACATTGACCGGGACAACATACGAGATTCCTAGCCCGTGCACGGCTGCGGATCTGACTAACAGCAATAACACGCTGAAATTGCGGACGGTTCAATCTGCCGATGTTATCTACATTGTGCATCCGTCCTATGCACCAAAGAAACTGTCCAGGTATTCGGCCACCCGCTGGATTCTTGAGGACATCAATTTTTTGGGCGGCCCGTTTGAGGATGTCGATCCAGACGAAGCAATCACGGTTTATGCGTCCGCGCAGACCGGCACAGGGATTACCCTAACAGCATCAAGCGCATTGTTTGCGTCTACCGATGTCGGCAGCACATTTTTGCTAGAGCAAAAGAGTGTTGATGGAATTACCCAATGGGAAGTTGGCAAATCGATCAGCAGCGGCGCACGCCGCCGGTCTGATGGTAAGACTTATGAGGCACTTAATTCGGCCACCACAGGCACGGTAAAGCCCATCCACAGCATTGGCGCTGTCTATGATGGTGACAGCGGGGTGCAATGGCAATTCCGCGATCCTGGCTATGGCTATGTGAAGATTACCGGGTTTACTAATAGCACCACGGTTACCGCTGATGTTGTGTCTCGCCTGCCATCTGGCGCTGTTGGGTCTGGCAATGCCACCAATCGCTGGGCGTTTAGTCGTTGGTCATCTGTCCGTGGTTGGCCCAGCCAGGTAGCGTTTTTCCGTGAGCGCCTGGTATTTGCCAGCGGGCAAAAAATTGATATGTCGGTGGCTGCCGATTATGAGAACTTTGCAGACCGTGACGAATCCGGCCAGGTTGTGGCTGATATGGCTATTGCCATTGAGGTATCAAGCGATCAAGTCAATAAAATTGAGTGGCTGGCCGCATCTGATGGCCTGCTAATTGGGACAGCCGGTGGCGAGTTTGTGGCCCAAGAGGTGACAACAGACCAGCCGCTAGGCCCAGACAATGTGAAGATTGTGCCGCAATCGTCCTATGGGTCAAAGTCTGTAATCCCGGTTTTGGTGGGCGAATCGGTGCTGTTTGTGCAGCGATCCGGCCAGAAATTGCGCGAGTTGGTGTTTGATTTTGCCAATAACGGCTACAAATCATCTGACCTGACGGTATTGTCAGAACATATCACTTACGGCGGATTGGTAGATATTTGCTATCAGCAGGAACCGCATTCAATTGTGTGGTGCGTCCGCTCAGATGGCGAGTTGCTAGGATTTACCTTTAATCGTGAGCAGGATGTCCTTGGCTGGCATCGTCACCCGCTGGGAGGGGATGGCATAGTGGAGTGTGTAGAAACCATTCCTAGCCCGTTTGGTGACCAGGATGACCTATGGATGATTGTGCGCCGGACTATTGATGGGCAGACCAAGCGATACATTGAGTATTTGTGGCCTGATTTTGTTGACAATAACGACATTGAGGACGCATTTTGTGTGGATTGCGGCCTGACATATGACAGCACAGCGGTCAGCACAATTAGCGGCCTGGATCACTTGGAAGGCAAGATTGTGTCAATTCTGGCCGATGGTGCAGCGCATCCTAACCGGACGGTTGAAAGTGGGTCTGTGACATTGCAGCGGGCATCTAGCGTGGTTCATGTTGGGCTGCCGTATACATCCAGATTGCAGACCATGCGCCCAGAGGCTGGCGCTGGCGATGGCACGGCCCAGGGCAAAACCAAGCGCATCAATAAGATGGTAATTAGGTTCTTGGCTACGGTTGGCGCTAAAGCCGGGCCTGATCTTGATCACTTGGACGAGATCCAATTCCGTAGTGGATCGGCGCTGATGGACGCGCCCGTGCCGCTGTTTACTGGTGACAAAATTATGGAATGGCCTGGTGGCTATGATTTTGACGGGTACATGATTGTCGAACAGGATCAGCCGCTGCCCATGACATTGGTGGCGCTGATGCCGCAATTGCAGACACAGGATCGCTGATGCATATCGAGCCATTCCAATCCCGTCATCTTGAGATTTTGGTGCTGCAGCCTAGCCAGGCAGCCGTGTCCGTGTTTTTTGATGAGGAATACGGCCCG